TTCAGTATTATGACCGTAAGCACCTAAGACAAGACAATGGGTACTGGTTCTACAAAGATAGTAAACTTAACGTGTTCGCAGCTGTTGACTTTGCGTTTAGTTTATCTAAGAAGGCTGACTATACAGCTATCGTTGTCATAGGAATAGATGCTGAGAATAATGTGTATGTGTTAGATATTGACAGGTTTAAGACTGACCGTATATCTGATTACTTCCAGCACATATTTGATTTGTCAACCAAGTGGTCATTCCGTAAGATGAGAGCTGAGACAACAGTAGCTCAGGTTGCAATCGTTAAGCAGCTAAAAGAATTAGTTAAACAACACGGTCTGTCTATAAGCATAGAAGAGTACAGACCTAACAAGAGCCAAGGTAATAAGCAAGAACGTATAGCTTCAGCTTTAGAACCTAGGTACGACAACCTTAGTATGTGGCACTACAGAGGTGGTAATACTCAAATACTAGAGGAAGAGTTATCCTCTCGCAACCCACCACACGATGACGTAATCGACGCATTGGCCTCTGTGGTAGACATGGCTATAAAGCCCTCACGTAGTGTAAGACGTACACGAGATAACGTTGTACAATTTAATTCAAGATTTGGTGGAGTTTCCTTCTAATGGCTGGCACAACAGTTGACATCGAAAATATTATTAACCCTCACAGTGTAGCAGTTGACATTGCTGACCGTTGGACATCATGGAATAATTCTAGAAAACCTAAGCTAGAGGAATGGAAAGAGTTACGTAACTACATTTATGCTACAGATACTCGTACAACATCTAACTCTAAGTTACCTTGGACTAACAGTACGACAACACCCAAACTGACACAGATAGCTGACAACTTACATGCTAACTACTTCTCAGCTTTGTTTCCACAGAAACGTTGGTTCAGATTCGAAGCTGAAGACCAAGAGTCTAACACTAAAGCTAAACGAGATGTCATCCAAGCCTATATGGATAACAAGGTTCGTCAGTCTAACTTCGAGAATACAACAAGCAAGATACTTAACGATTACATCCAGTACGGTAATTGCTTTGCTACTATTGATTTTGTCAAAGACTATACCACATACGAAGATGGTGAAAGGGTTGTCAACTACATAGGCCCTAAGCTAGTACGTATATCACCTTTCGATATTTGTTTTAATCCATTAGCACCTGACTTCGATAACTCTCCTAAGATTGTCCGATCTATTATGACAACAGGTGAGATCAAACGTAAGATTGCTGAAACAGTTGACAACAAGTACATGGAAGAAATCTTCGATAAGATGCTGGTCAACCGTTCAGCTGCGAGTGGTAATGACATTGACGTAGCTAAGTCACAAGCATTTATTGCAGATGGGTTCTCATCCCTACAGGAATACTACGAGTCTGAGTATGTTGAAGTCCTAACATTTTACGGTGACATATATGACCAAGACACAGATACATTCCACAAGAACCGTATCATTACAGTTGTTGACCGTGCATACATCCTCACCAATGAACAGAACCCTAGCTGGTTAGGTAAGTCACCTGTCTTCCATGCTGGTTGGAGAGAACGACCTGACAACCTATATGCAATGGGTCCTCTTGATAACTTGGTAGGTATGCAGTACCGTATTGACCACTTAGAGAACTTAAAGGCTGATGTCTTTGACCAGATCGCATACCCAATCTTAAAGATACGTGGTGACGTTGAGGACTTCGACTTTGAACCAGCAGCTCGTATCTACTTAGGTGATGAGGGTGATGTTGGTTATCTAGCACCTGACTCAACTGCACTTAATGCTGACTTCCAGATTCAAGGTTTAGAGAACAAGATGGAGATGTTAGCTGGTGCACCTCGTGAAGCTATGGGTATCCGTAGTGCAGGTGAGAAGACAGCCTTTGAGGTACAGTCCTTAATGACAGCTGCAGGTCGTATCTTCCAGCACAAGACAGCTCACTTTGAACGTGTGTTCCTAGAGCCAATCTTAAATACAATGCTAGAAGCTGCCAGACGTAACATGGACTATGCTGATACGATCAGAGTACTTAACGAAGACACTGGCATATTCTTCTTTGAGCAGATAACAAAAGAGGACATAGCAGCTAATGGTAAGATCATCCCTATGGGTGCTCGTCACTTTGCTGAACGTGCTCAACGTGTACAGTCAATCACACAGCTGTACCAACTAAAACTACAAGACCCAACCATTGCTGCACATATGTCAGGAAAAGAGTTTGCTCGTATCTTAGCTGATGAGCTAGGTGAACCAGCACTGTTCTCTGAGAATATAACTGTCATAGAACAAATGGAAACACAGAAGATTGCCACAGAAGCTCAGGTTCAATTCGAAGAAGAACAAGAGATTGCAATCGAGAAGGGTTTATAAATGAAGTCAGCTTGGTTTAACAAATGTAAAACTAAAGAAGAGAAATTGGCAGTTCGTCAGAGCATCATGTCTAACCGTGAGAGCCTAGAACGCCTACAAGAGATTCTTGAGCCTATGCGAAAGGATACCCTACCTACAGCAGACTATGACAGCCCCTCGTGGGCTTATAAGCAAGCTGACAGGATAGGTTACAACCGAGCACTAACCACGGTGCTTGATCTTATCAACTTAAACAAGGAATAATATTATGGTATTTACTGAGGGAACTGAAACCGCACAGACCACTCAGCCAGAGCAAACACAAGAAGAAACCTCACCACAGGGTTCTTTTTTGTCAAAGCTCGTAGAGGCAAAGGGAGAGAATTGGAAAGACCCTGAGGTTCTAGCTAAAGGTAAAATTGAAGCCGATGGCTACATCCAAACTCTAGAAGGTCAGTTGACACAAATGCGTGAAGACTTGAAGAAGAAAGAGTATCAGGAAGAAGTTCTTGAACAGCTCCAGAAGAAGGCCACTGAATCTACTGCAGTGAATAATGGAGTGCCCAACAATAACAACAGTAACACTGAAGGAGAGAACACCACTCGTAATCTCAGTGAGGAAGACCTGAAGAGCCTTGTTGAACAGACACTTAATCAACGTGAAGCAGATGCTGTCACTAAGACAAATTTACAACGTGTTGATGAGGAACTTGACAAAAGCTTTGGCACTAATGCTGAAGAGGTTGTTAAGAAGAAAGCTGCAGAGTTAGGAATGTCAATGGATCGTTTAAGTGAAATTGCTTCTGAATCTCCTAATGCCTTCTTCACTCTGATCGGTGAACCTAAGCCAACATTTAACCCTATGGTTAATGGCTCAGTACGAACTGAGGGTGTCAATATGCAAGTCTCGACGGATAGAAATTGGCAATACTACCAGAAGCTACGTCGAGAGAACCCTAACCAGTACTATGAACCTAAAATGCAACAACAACTATTACAAGATAGAATGCGTTTAGGGGATAATTTCGGTAACTAAAATCTAAGAAAGGACTAGCACAATGGCTGGTATGATTTCCTCAAATGCTGATACACAGCGTTTAATCAGGGCAGAGGTTTACTCCTCTGAACTAAAAGACATCCTTCGGGATGAAATGCAAGCACAAAAATACGTGCGTATGCTAGATGGATTCCCAGATGGTGATTCATTTACAATCCCAACAATCGGTAAAACTGTAACTGCTAACTACACAGAAGATACACAAGTTGCATATACACCGATGGACACAGCTGAATTTGCTTTCACTGTAGACCAATACCTACAGTCTGCGTCATACTTGACAAAGAAAGCTGCACAAGATTCATTCTATAGTGCACAATTGGAAGCTAGATTTGTTCCTGAGCAAGAACGTGCAATCATGGAACACTTCGAAGCAACAACATTCTCAGCACCAGAAGTAGGTGTGTCAGCTAACTCAGCAGAAACTCTTGATGGTGTTGCACACCGTATCTCAGGTGGTAATGCTGGACGTTTAGAATTAGCTGACTTCGCATTTGCTCGTTATGCCTTGAAAAAGTCAAACGTTGCAGATCGTGGTATGGTTGCTATCGTTGATCCGTCAGCTGAATACATGTTAAACACATTAACTAACATTACTAACGTATCAAACAACCCTAAGTTTGAAGGTATTGTAAGTGCAGGTGTTGCAACAGGTATGCGTTTCGTAGCTAACGTGTATGGGTTTGATGTATACACATCTAACTACTTGAAGTCAACAGTAGCTGACGCAGCATTAGTAGAGAAAGATGGCTCAACAGCTAATGACTTCTCATCTAACAATGGTGTTGCTAACCTATTCTTCTCAGCTGATCCAACATCTAACCCATTCGTGGGTGCTTGGAGACAAATGCCAGAAGTTGACTATGAGTACAACAAAGACTTCCAACGCCACGAGTATGTTACAACAGCTCGTTACGGTGTTAAGAAGTACCGTCCAGAAGGTATCGTTACAGTAGTAACTAACCCTGACGTATAATTATCTATAAGGGGTGGGGCTTTAGTTAGCCCTACCTCACTTTTCTATTGACAGAAGCTTAAAACTACGGTATAATATATTTACCTTGGCAGGGCCAGTAGTATATACCCCTACGGAGAGATAACAATGGCTAACGTAAACCACAGTTCACTTACAGATCCCTACATACACGAACCTAAAGGAGCATCTTCGGCTGCAGCTGGTAGGGTATATGTAGCTAATGGTTCAGGGTCAGGTGCTTGGACAGCTAAAGAAACATTAGTAGGTGAAACTCTTAACGGATACCTAGAGGATGTCTCATCGGTTGAGACTGTACATATCCCAGTACCCTACGCAGGTACAATATCTAAAGTAATAACAGTTCTTGAAGGTACAATCAGTTCAGCTGATGCCACAGTAGATGTAAAGAACTCTTCAGCTATTTCTATGGGTACACTTACAATTACTCAATCAGGTTCAGCTGCTGGTGATGTTGACACCTTATCTCCTTCAACAAATAACACAGTTACAGCAGATAGTTTTATTACAGTATCTAGTAACGGTGCATCCACTAACCAAGCTAAACTAAGATTTACAATTGTATTGGATAGATCATAATGAAACGTACACTCCTAGAAATGGTTCAAAGCATTCTGAGTGATATGGACTCAGAGGATGTTAACACAATCAGTGACACAATAGAAGCTCAACAAGTAGCTTCGGTAATTGAAGACGCATACTATAACATTGTATCAGCTCGTGACATACCTGAGCATAGACAACTCCTAAAGCTTACCTCTTTGTCAGACAGTACAAGACCCACCCATTTTAAATATCCAGCTAACGTTAAGCAGATCGAAAGTATACACTACAATACATCAGCTGCAGGTTCTAGCTACAAGGCAATCTACTATATTGAACCATTAGAGTTTATCCTTAAGATGGACGAACACTCACCTAACTCACTTAAGATTGCTGACAAACAGGGTAACACAGACCTGTTCGTTCTTAATGACATACAACCAACATACTACACATCCTTTGATGATGAACACATTGTAATGAACTCATATGACAGTACAATTGATTCTGTACTAGCAGCTGATAAGACAAGGGCATATGGTTCTGTTTATCCTACGTTCTCCATTACTGACTCCTTTGAGCCTGACTTAGATGACAACATGCTGCCTTACCTTTTAGCTGAGGCTAAGTCTACATGCTTCTCTTTATTCAAGAGTGGTTCAGACCCTAAGGTTGAGCAGTCAGCTAGACGTTTGAAAGCCTATGTGCAGAATGACATGCACAACACCAAGAAGGCAAACAAAAGACCAGTTTACGGGAGAACTTAATGTTAGAGTTCATAGATGACACAGCTAACCAAAGGTGTGTCTGTAAGTCAGATAAGATGGCAACCAACCTGATTATCGAAAAAGAACTAGGTGGATTTATATTCTTCATTGTCAAAGTAGAAGTAGGTACAGTACCTCACCAGTTAAACGGTAGGTACTCATCCATAGCTGAAGCTAAGAAAGCTGTCACGAAGTATCTTCACAACAAGAGAGAGACTCAGGCAGTTCGTAGAGAGAACTTCAGCAAAGAGAGACAACAACGCAAGGCGGTAGAGAATGGCCCAAAGCTTAACACAAAAGACAGTTAACAACTTTGTCAAGGGTCTTATTACTGAGGCTGCTGAGTTAACGTTTCCAGAAGGTGCTTCTGTTAATGAGTTGAACTGTGATCTCCGTAGGGATGGATCAAGACGTAGGCGACAGGGTGTAGCTTTAGAAAGCAGCCATGTTCTGTCATCGTTTACTGTCAGTGACTCAGATAGAGTTAACACTGGTAACTGGGTTAACGTTGGTGGTAATGCATCTCTTGAGTTCCTAGTGGTGCAAAAAGGCAACACTTTATATTTTTATAATAAGGCTGAACTACCATACTCAGCACAGATACAAGCTGGTTCTGTTAACCTGTCATCATACGAGTTCTCAGGTTCAACAGGAGCTAACAACTCTAACTGTCAGTTTGCTAGTATTAACGGTAATCTTGTAGTATCCTCAGCTGGTATCAATACTATTGTTGTGTCATACAATGGTTCTAGTATATCAGTATCATCCATATCGTTTAAGGTCAGGGACTTCGATTGGCAGGGTGACACAGATACTTATAGCACAGAAGATAACTCACCATCTGCAGGTCGTACATATGATGCTAAGAATACAGGGTGGGGGCAGAGTGGTGGTCCATCTGACTTCACTAAGCCTCTGACACACCCTTGGTATGCAGGTAAGGATGAAGACGGTAACTACGACGAAGCTGAATGGGATAAGGTATTTGCTGGTACAACTCTAACTGGTAATGGTCACTTCATACTAGACTTCTTTAGTAAAGTACGTAGTGGTCTAGCTACTGAAACAGAATCATCTCGTTTTAAATCCGTTGCATCATTCTCAGGTCGAGTATTCTACGCAGGTCTGACAAGTGCTAAACATGCAGGTACAATCCTGTTCTCTCGTCTTGTAGAAGACACAGATGACTTAGGTAACTGTCATCAACAGAATGATCCAACAGCTGAGTATTTGTCAGATCTATTAGCTACTGATGGTGGTGTACTAAACATACCAGATGCTGTTAACATACAGCTACTCTACCCTTTCCGTTCCTCATTGTTCATCTTTGCTGAGAATGGTGTGTGGCAGATTACAGGTGTTGATGGAGTCTTCTCAGCTACAGCCTATGGTGTTAACAGAGTATCTAACATTGGTTTACTTAATCCACAGACATTTATCCAAGCTGAAGGCTTACCTTTCTGGTGGTCACGTTTTGGTATTCACACACTAAACATTGACGAAGTATCAGGTCAGGGTTCAGAACAGAACATTACAATACCAACCATACAATCTTTCTGGGATAAAATATCAACACCAGCTAAAGCTAAAGTTACAAGTATATACGACAGTATAAACAAAAAAATATACTGGGCGTACCCTGACAACGATGAGACTATAGAAGCTAAACTTAATAACATACTCATACTAGACCTTACACTACAGGCTTTCTACCCTTGGCGAATAGAAGATGAAGCCTCTAGCACCTCGTCAGTTGTTGGTTTGTCATTCTATTCAGGGTTCGGTGCTGCAGAGTTAGAACTAGATGTTCGTACCTCAGGTGGTGACGATGTTGTTACATCAGGTGGTGATGACGTTGTATCTACACAGATCTCAGACTTTACAACTGGTGATCCAGCCCTTGTTCTACTTATAAGAGATGGTGCTACTAACAAACTTACAATGGGTACATTCTCAGATACTGACTTCTTAGATTGGGGTAGTATTAACTACTCATCCTTTGCTGAGACAGGGTATGACTTTGTTGGTGACCTAATAGCTAAGAAGAATACACCATATATTGCTGTCTACTCTAGGTTGACAGAAGAGGGTTTTACTGGTAGTGAGCAAGCAGGGTATGAATCAATCAGACCATCCTCATTGCTTGTATCAACAGCATGGGACTTCAACTCTAACTTCAGTGCTGGTCAACAAGCTTATAGACTGAAGCACCCTGTAGTTGTAGACCCTGACAACCTAGCAAACTTTAATTACCCTGAGGATGTTATTACAACTAGACTTAAAGTCAGGGGTCATGGTCGTTCTGTACGTATTAAGTACGAGAGTGAACAAGGTAAAGATTTTATTCTTCTAGGTTGGGGTCTGGTACAAGGAAGAAACAGTAGGTTTTAATGTCAGACTACATATTGCGTGATGCAACCGAAGAAGATGTATTAGATATAGTACTATCTGTTAAGCAGTTTTGTAAAGAAGTACCTCACCCAGCTTGGGGTAAGTTTGAAGCAAACAAAGTTAAAGATTTAGTGACAGGATTAATACAAAGTGAATTAGGTTTTGTAAGTATTGTCACACACGAAGATGAGGTAGTAGGAGCACTGATAGGTTGTGCTACAGAACTACCGATGAACTCTTATGTATTTGCACAAGAGTTGATGTTCTGGCTAGATCCTGACCATAGGAACGGTAAGACATCACCAAAGCTTATTGATGAATATGTGCAATGGGCTAAAGAAATTAACTGTAACTTTATACGGTTATCAACACTAGACGAATTATTAGACAGTAGGGCTGGCGTTCTCTTTAAGAGAAAAGGTTTTAAGCCTATAGAAACAGCTTATATAAAGGAAGTTTAACATGGCAGTTTTTACAGCATTGGCAATAGGTGGTATAATGTCAGCAGGTGCAGCTATAGCTACAGGCGCAGCTGTTTACGGAACAGCAGCAGCAGTTGTTAGTACTAAGAAGTCCGTTAAGGCAGCTGAGGCAGCATCTACTACTGCAGCACAAGCTACTCAAGTACAAATTCAACAACAAAAAGAAACAGCTACACGACAACGTAGGAGTGCTGTACGTTCTAGTATCATAGCTAGATCGAGAGGGCAACAAATTGCTCAACAAAGAGGTGTAGCAACATCATCAGGATTCTTAGGAGGGATCTCATCTTTGTCATCTCAACTTGGTGCTAACTTAGGATTTGGTTCTATGATGAGTGGGTTAGGTCAACAGTATACAGGTCTGTCAGGACTAGCAGCACAACAATCAGCTGATGCACAGAGGTATGGAGCTATAGCAAGCACAGGTATGCAGTTAGCCCAGTTTGGTTTTGGTTCTGGTAAGGTTACAAACCCATTTGCAACTTCTGGTATTCCTTTAGGTAATCCTAGCTTAGGTATGTATTAATTAAGGATTTATAAATTATGGCTAACATCTTGACTCTTGAAGATTCTATTTTCAACTCTCAAACATTATCCCAACAACTAGAGGAAGAAAATGAAACAGAAGTGTTTAACCCACTATCTGAAGTTGAAACTATTAAAGCTCAAGAGTTAGCTATTGCACTAGACGGTGATGAGAATGAAATCCGTGAGGCTCGTGCTAACGGTGATACCAACCATACATCTGTAGCTAAGGTTGATGGGAGTGAGTTCGACTACAACTTGTCAATAGACCAAGCATACAACGATGGTATGAAACCTGAAGACATTGCTGAGATAATTCAGAACCGTAAGGACAAGGGTGAGGACATGGGCTTACCTGAGTACATGCTCATGCAGAACCTTATGTTATCTGACAATGACATCAACCCTTATGGTGCTCGTACTCTTACCAACATGGAAACATGGAATCGTCTTATACAAAGAGAGATAGAGGATAACGATCAGTCAGGTTTATCTAAGGCTCTAACATTCTTAGACGTTAACATCTTACGTGAAATTACAATTGGTGCTTTCGAGAATGTTACCTTCCGTTCTAATCGTGAGGGTGTTGACATACGAGAAGCATTCACAAGCCTTAAGCCAAATGAGTTTGAGGAGTGGGCTAAGGAGTATGTGAAGGAACGTAAGAGTGAAGGTATCTTCTCTACTGATTCTATATGGAACTTACACAAGTCAGCTAACGATGCTCTATACGTAGGTAATGATCCTATGGCTGGAGCTAATGCTGTATTTGGTGTAGCTGACATAGCTACCCTAGGTTACCTTAAAGGTGCTACAACACTTTCAACAGCACTCAAAGCTGGTAAGAATTCTAATGTAGCAAACAAGCTACTGTCTTTGACAAAAGTACGTAGACCTATTGATGCTGTCTCTGTCATTAAAGGTGAAGTACCAGCAGCTAATGTATTATCTAAGTCAGTAGATGACATGGGTATACAGGTCGATGAAATAGCTGCAGGGCGTAACCTACCCGAAGAACTAGACCCAGTACAAGGACCATCAGCACGTCCCTCAGGTGTCACCTTACGTCAGAACAATCGTAAGACAGTCTTGATGGAAAAGATTGAAGAGATGAACCGTAGAGGTTCTTTCGGTGAGTATGTACCAGCATCAACAATTGCCAAAGCAGCTGATGATATAGCTGTTAAGATAGCTAGTCGTACAAATGATGTGGTTGTTAACAGCCGTAAGATCTTTGATGAAGGATCAGACGACTACAAGGTTGTTGTTCGTATGGGTAAGAATGGCTCAGGTGCTCCGTTCCGTTTGAAACGAGATGCTGAAGCTATAGCTGAAGGTGACCCAAGCCTTAAGGTTGTCAAGAGAGAAGAGGGTAACGGTTACTTCATAGAAGCTGAACAACGAGTAGACATACTTAAATTACCTGAAGCAGCTGATAGGTTTGACAAAGGTGGTATTATTGGTGACTCGATAAACAAAATGTTCGGTCCAGCTACTATTCGTCTAGGTGACAAGATTGGTGGTAAGTTTATGCAAGCTGAAGCTGGTCAAGCTTTAGTAGGTGACCTAGTTAAACCATACCAGAAAACTATCAATGGTGTTAAGGGTGTTGAGAGAACTAACCTAAGTGACTTTATGACACAACTAAGAGATGGTGAGTTGTCATACTTACGTAAAGCTCCTACTAAGGAAAGCTTTGAGGCATTGTACAAAACTATGTATGGTTCAGTACCATCTCAAAAAGCCTTAGAAGCTTACGATGCTTTGATAGACATCAGTGATACAACATGGCACATAAAGTCAAGTGAACGTCTTAAACGTACAGTAGCTGAAGGTGGTGTATATGCTGAGTTTACAGATGACTTCGCAGATATTGTTTACCGTGTTGACAATGTAAAAGTAAAACTACCAGATGACGAATTAGTATTAGACTTTGCTACAGGACGTAGCATTCGTAAGGCAGAACTAAATCCAGATCAAATCGTATTTAAAGTTCCTAGCACATACATGGATCATTTGTTTGTCACCAACGTCAAGTCTACTCGTGCACTAGAACGTGTGGATGTTATGCCTTACAACGTAGGTGGTCCTCGTACAAATGCTGAGTTCCGTTGGTTTGTTGGTACAACTAAGGAACAAACCTTGGTGTCAGGTAACAAGATTAGTGGTGGGTTTAAGACACTGTTAGGTTCTTTCGGTAAAGAACAAGCACAGTTAGCTGTCTTACAAATAAATAATATTACTCGTAAAGTTAAAGCACTTATGGATACTCAAGGTGTTGACGATATAGGTAAGCTTGCCTTATCTAAACCTGAGTATGATGACCTAGGTGATGTAATCAGACAGAATAATTCTTGGAATAAACACATAGTTGACTACGAAGACTTAGTTACTTTAGGTACAAAGTACAACTTTAAGTTTAGAGAAGAGTTTGTAGCAAAAGCTCGTGATGAAAAGGTAAGTATAGTTGACCAAGGCGAGGATATATCTTTATCTGGTTCTACTTACGGTGAAGTTGTAGGTACTCGCCTAAACACTAAACGTGGTGACACACCATTGTTTGAGTTTGGTGGTAAGGAAGCTGTCAACGCAAGCCCTGTATCAGCTATAGCAGACCAGTTCGGTTCTGAGGTGTTCGGATATACTAACCGTGCAGCATCACAGAATGCTATTGTAGGTTGGGTAAAGTTAGCTGAAAACAATCCTAACATTGTAGAGTTTCCTAAAGGTGTTCCAAAGAGTGATTACCTTAATCGTTTCTTAGAAGCTAAGGTAAC